AAAGAACTGAGACAATCAAGCATTAAAGTGTCTCCATAGTTTTTATAACCATAGAAACCACATAAAGATATACTAGTCATTTTTATTTTTATTTTTTACAAGTTTCACTTTTCTCCGTTTCTATGATTAAATCAACCAATTTTAAATTCGAGTCTATTTTTACAGGTTTATTTTTACCATATGATGCTTTAAGTTTTCTCTTTCCACATTCATTATCGTAAATATACCATGATATCCATCCTTCCTTATCAAATATATTCAGTAAACTTTCAAAGCTTGACCAAATGGCCTCAAATAATGGACCATTAGGATCAAGCGTACCTGATTTATTAGCGGCTTCGCAAACTTTATATAAAGATTTATATTCTCTAATCAAAGTATCTATAACTTTATGCCAGTACTCATAGCGCTCTGAATATTCATTCTTATTAATATCGTTTGATTTGCTCATTTTAAATCAGCTTTAATATATAAATTTCTTTCACAAAAAAAAGAGAACGCTTTCGCGTTCCCTAAGAGTCACTCAACTTTTAGAAAATTGGGTCTAGTTCGTAATGTTCTGAATTTTTACTTTCGACTTCCAAAACTTTATTCATACAAATCTCTAGCCTCTCGGAGAATACACTGTTTGAATATTCATCTGTGATCTGAATTGGATAATCAGCAGTCTTTCCAATATTCTCCTTAATAAAAGAGAGCAAGTCGATAAAAGAAGAAATTGCTTCATTCTTCTTTTCCATTTCTACAATAGAATGAGCGAGCTGCTTTTCCAAGAATTCAATGTACATTTGATCTTCCATATCGAATTCATCCATGTCAATAATATTATTTGATTTTACTTGCTCTGGATTATTTAGGTTTTTCATTTTGTTGTTTTAGGCCGCCGAAGTATGGCGGTCCTTCTACTGTAGCAGAACTTTTTTAGAAGTCAAGATTTTTTCTTCATTTTCTAAATTTTTGATTCTTTGAGTAGTCCAGCCAAGAATATAGAGACGTTGTGTTCCGTTGCGATCTCTAGAGTCTCATCGTTTGGCACTATAGTGGGGTTTTTAATCCAATCAGGAATATCCGATTGCCAATCTTTTACATTTTTAGAGGCAATAATAGACTCCGTTATATGCCAACACAAATCTTTTTGTTTTGAACTGAGTCTTTTAATACTGTTCATTTGTCTATAGTTTGATTCTACAGATTCTGATAGATCATTTATCAATCTAATATTCTCAGAAATTTTTTGTAAACTGAATTTAGATGCACCTATAGGTGAAACTTTTTTAGTTGTTTGGGGAGCTTTCGTTCCAGCAGGTCTTCCCGCTGGTTGACCTGTTGCTCCTTCTTTTTTCTGCCCACCAATGATTGGTTCGTAAAGGCCCTTATCTTTAAGCTCTTTGAATTTGTTTTGAGCTTCGATTGAGTTTTCAGGAAGAGGGAGAGAATGAGTTTCTAAAGTATCAAACAACTCTTCTGGTGTCAACATTCCGATTTCAGCAAGTCTTGTGTAAACCTTCATGTATTCAATTTCTTCTTTTAAATCTACTTGATCAAAAACGGGCTCAGGTATTTCAGTAAAACCTAATTCGTTTGCAATCATTTCCATCTCAGGAATTAAGAAATTATTTAAGAATGCTTGTCTAGCTGAGTTTAATCTCTCTAGGAAAACTTTTATTTTTACCATCGAATTAGCGTACTTCTCATCTCCCCAGAAAATATTCATCAAACCGTTGGCAATATCCTGATTAACTACTTGATACTTATCTGGTCCTAGAATCTTATTTAAATCTGGCAAAACGAACTCTGCTTTAGTAGAATAATCAGAGACTAATACTCTACCTACGCTTTCCATCTCGAATAAATCTTGTAAGGCTGCGAGTATTCTTGAATTTGTATTTGCGTCTCTATCTTTATCACCAGCCGTAATCAAAAGGATCATATAGTCAGCAGTTCTAGCTATAACCTTTTCCATCTTTTTAAATTCTAGTTTTAAATCAATATCAAAAAGAACAGGATAGTACATTGGTACAGATAAAGCTTCATAATCTTGCTTGCCACAAAATATAGCTGTTAGATATTCTGTATCTATAGGAATCTCCGGCAACTCTCCTCTTTTAATTTGTTCTCTAATGTTGAGGGGTAGTGAGTCCATGAATCTTTTCTCATCATCTGTTTTAGGAGTTCTTAGTCTAGCTAACTCATAGGTATTTAACAACTTATAATAATTAAAATTAACAAAAGTCGCTGAACCTTCAGCTCTCATATCTGCTGGATTTAAAATAGTGTAACGCAGAGGGATTTTTTTCTGAGCTTGAGCTCTAGACATTTTATTTACCTCTGGAGTTGTAACATTGTATAGAAATTTGTAAATAAAAACATTTCCAGATCTAAACCACTCTCTGAAAAATCTTTCTGACAAAGACCATCCGTTTATTTTCTTATACCATTCCTCGTAAAATTTAACAGATCTTTTATTTTTTCCTCTGAAGTGTAATTTTGAATTAGCAAACTCTGTTTGAATGTCAATTGTATTTCTAAATATGGCAACATTCCAATAAGCTTTTTGACATAATACAATAGCTTGTTGAGCACTTAGAGTTCCTGTGTTATCCCTTGAGAAAGGAGATACACCTTTGTTAATATTTTCTATTTCACCTGAAAGTCCTGACAACGGGCTCTGGAAAGAATTCGTGCCTCTATTTCTTAAGTCTCTTGCTGATTCAGAAATAAATTTTGGAGTGAAAGGGTCTGAGTTTACAACTACAGCGTTGCTTTTGGGTTTACGAGCCATACACTACTATACACTTTTAAACCTTAAAAATTCTTACTAAATTAATTTTAACCTTAAAATTTATCTAAACATTCTAGGAACAAAGTCAAATGAGGTATTTACCTCTTGTTCTCTATGCATATCGAAATAACATTTAACACCCCAACTTCCTAATAGAAGAGCAGTATAAGAGTCTCTTCTAGCTTTATGAGGATTATTATCTCTTTTCATTGTAGCTGGCAAATCAAATTGTTGATTACCATTCGGGCTAGTCGAAACTTCTATAAGCGAACACTCTCTTTTAGTTAGGTTTATAACATCTCCTAAATGCTCTACGAAATCTACTTTCATTTCTTCTTGAACATTTTTAGCTATCTCTCTAATCTCCTCTTTGCTAATATCCTGAGTCTTGGAATAATGCAAGTCTTCTATAGGGAATTTTTCATTTATAGCTTTGTGGAAATCTGAATCATTGAATACTGGAGCGGCAAATCTTATTTTTTTCTTTTCTATCATCCACTGCAAGTTTTCATTTGCAAATCTTAACCATCCTCCAACGCCGAAAGCTTGAGAGTGAACTATCTTCCCATCTTTTGGAACATAATTGTTTTTAGAATATAAGATGCCTTCATTAGAATTATAATTTAAGAAATCATGATCAAAAAGATGTAACTCTCTAGGCATTAATTTAAATTCTTTTCCAATCTGCAAAAATGCAGGGCCTCCGCTATTATCTATAATCATGTATACTATATTGAACTTCTCAAGAAGATATTTCAAATATAAACACCTTTTCTCATTTGTGCTATTAGGTAGAGCGTAAGCGTGAACAAGAGTTGCAGATTCGTCCTCTTCATTGAGTTCTAGCACAGCCATTGCAAAGTCGTCTGAGGTTTCTGAATTATTATAGTTAGGATCTATTGATAGTACATATTTCTTTTCTGGATCTCCTACAATTCTTACGACAGGATACTCTCCTAGTTTTACACTTGCCTCTTCAATAGCTTGAGCTGAAAAATAACCACCTGTATCATCTCCAAATATAGCTTCTAACTCCCTATCGAACATAGACTTAGACATTGTTCTTCTCATGTCTTCAATAGCTGACTCTTCCATGAAGCCTTTCGGGGCAGCTCTGTAAGACATTCTGAAAACACAATGATTAACATTCTCAGCTTCCGGGTCTAAAATTGTTTTTACATAAGGCACATAATTGTCCCTATAAAGAGATTCAAATTTATAACTTGCAGATGACAAACCAATAATTTTATTGTTAGATGAAAACTGCTGTACATCTTCTGGTTTTAAAACACCATTTTCAACTAAAAGTTTTTGAGCGTTTGTAATCTCTTCGTGCTGAGGTCCATCTTGTCTAACCATCAAGAACGGCTTAAGGATTGAATCTATAATTTCTTTACTTACCACTAAAAGCTCATCAACAATAAGAACATTAAAGCGATAACCTCTAACCTTACCTAGAGGAATAGCTGTTATAGACGAATAGCCAATCTCCATCGACCAAGCATCACTTGATTTTGATAATTGTTTTGTTATACAAGATCTTAAAAATGTTCCGTTCTTAGGATGAGAAGCGAAGCTATCAATCTGCTTCATTATAGATTTAGACTGACGAAATGTTCCCGAGGCTATACCTATTTTGACACCGGGATTACCTAAAGCATATATTATACAAAATAAGGATATAACGAACGACTTAGAGAAGCCCCGTCCAGCAACTAGCAAGCAATAATCTTTTAGAATGAACGATCTTAAAAGTAAATCTTGAACGGGGTCTAATTTGACCCTAGTCAAAAGATAAACCATGAATGCTGGATTCGCTAAACAATATCTCGCAAACCATTGTTGAGCTTCGGCCTCGGAAAGTACTCCCTTAACTTTATCGAGTTCGTCGTTTGTTGATTTCCTAGGGGCAATAGGATGAGCTCCTTCGTTCCACATTTTTATATCTGGTTAAAATCTTTTAAAAATTCTAAATCGAATTTCTTTACATTTTCTTTCATCTTGAAAATTTTTATCATTATATCTTTAGAATTTTCTCTAGAATCAGAAAAGATGAATTGTATATTATTATACTTTGCGTAAATTTCTCTAATCTTATGGAAAACAAACTTTCCATTTATATATTTACTGAAACTTTTTTCTGGACTATAGTTTAGAGCATTGTGGAATTTATTCTCTATTAAAACTACTAGATAGTAGCCGAGATCTTCAGCTCTTGCTATTTCCCTATCGAATCTTTCAGCTCCGGAAACTAAAGTAGAAATTAAATCTTCCAAGCTTTTTCTTTCTACGAAAACATCAGAAAACAAAAGACCAGAAGTTCCGTAATCACCACAACTTAATTTCATCTTTTTAGAATCTTTAAACTCTAATGGATTCTGTTCTCTAGTGTCTATTAAAATCTCTGGTTCTATATCACTAAATATGGGGGTAGATATATAATCGTATTTAAATCTAAGCCCTTGCTTTGTTAATGCCTTTATTATATTTTCTTTAGTATCGAAGATTTTAACAAGACCCTGCCAAGATGGCAAGAATAAACTTTTCAATTCTATATTAGATGGAACAAAAAGCGTTTTTTTCTTATTGCATCTTGCTTTAAAAAGTTTACAAATATAATCTCTTACAATAGTTTTCTCCTCTTTGAAACACCAGTTAGCCAAGTTTTCTTTCGAATTGAAATCAGTTAAAAAATACTCTTCAAAATTTTTAAACTTTATTGGTTCATTAGAGAATTTATCGAATCTAGGAAAATGTTTACTGTAATATTCCTGTAAAGAGAATTTATGCTTCTTGGAAACATGTAAATGTAATCCCCTTTCACTAGAAAAATCAGATAAACATTCTAGACATTTCATTAAAGCGAGAATACCTCCTCTTTGCCGACCCCGTAAACTTCAACAAAAAGCTCTGAAAAGTTTTCTAGTTCTTGTATTTTCTCTTTGACTTTAAACTCTTCTGCTTTAGCAATTAGTATCATCCTTCTTCTTTCTTTTTCATCTTGAACGAGTTCAATGAATTGAGCTAAACTCTGATTAGCCAAAGCTTGTTTTTCTAGCTTCTTAATTCTATCTCCACTCAAAGAACGTGTCATTTTGAGAGTTCTTTCTAAGCAATGATTATAAGCTGCTGTCTTATCTTTCAAAGCTTCTGATAAAGACATCGTAAATTTACGACCTTCTTCATCATCAGACATAGACTCTGCTAACCTATCATTTAAAATAGTTATTTGCTGTCTTATTTCTATAAGAGTTACATATTCTAAAGCTAGACCTATGTAAAGATTAACTTCGTCTGAGTTTAAATCTGGTTTATTGTAAACAGCTTTTACAAATTCGGTTTCGAAAACTTCTCTATGTTTTACATTCGTAATCATAGAAATCATCTCGACGAATCTAGGAGCTGATAAGAATTTCTTTACAGCTGCAATAGAATCTTTTTTTCTCATATCCATTTTATCAGAATCGTACTTTGCAGAATGGTCCGATCTATTTATGAGATTTATAACTTGTAAATCTGTCCTAGGAGAGTTATATCTAGCATTAGTTCTTTCTACTTTTTCATCATCTTTAACTTCTCTAAAGCCTGCCGCATCCAACAAGGATGTAATTGTCCTTAAAGATACTATATATTCTTTATCTGGAAAGAGAGCTTTAGCTATTTCTTTGGGAGTTAAATTCTCGCCATTTTCGAAAAGGAAATCTAACTGATCATCTGTATAATTATCGTACTCTCCTCCTCTCCACAATTTTTGTAAAAATTTTCTTACATTCTTGAACTCCTCTGTTTGTTCTATGAGTTTCGAATTCTTATAAACCTCTTGAGCGAGAGATAGGATATTGCTTTCCTTACAGTTCTTATTATCATTTAGATAGTCCTGCTGATTTAAATCTAATTCATACTTATGCTGACAAATTATTTTATCACATAAGTTTATGTTTTTTCTATCTATTTTTTTACCTAATTTTTCAGTTAGGTTTATTCTTATTGAAGTGTTCATTCTTCGGGATCGAATTCGCTTATTTTTTTCTTAGCTATAATCTGTAAATTCTTTCTTATAGTTATAAGCTGTCTTTTAGTTATCCCTTTTCCATTTATATTTTTGAGTCTTTCTATTACTTGTTCGTCTTTAAGATTTTCTATGTATATTAATCCATAAAAATTTATCATTTTAGGATTAAGAAATTGACAAATAAACTTATGGAATTTTATAACAGAAGACTCTAATTTTATAGATGAGATAGGATCAGAAAAATCTTGAGTTTCTTTGAAATTTTCACTATCAATTGAAAGAGCTGTTTTTAGTAAAAATTTATTTTGTTTCTTTTTGGCCCACTTGCAGAAAGACGGACACTGATCACATTTTACTCCGCTCTTAGTATAACCACATAAATCTGAACCTCTATCGAATGGGCAGCTGAAGCATGGAGGGGCATCTCTCGAATATCTATCTCTTACGGTATTCTTTATCTGATTTATTATTATCTTATTACACCAGTATTCAAATGGTCTTTGCTGGTCCCACTGATCCCATTTATTATAGATATGAAGTCTTATTGTTTGGGCCAAATCCTCAAATCCAAAACCACATATATCAGAGAGACGCCATCTTCCTCTATTTTTTTGTATAAGGGAGTCTATACATTTTATTTTATCTTCAAATTTGATCATCATCTAGGGAAATTGGCCCTGACTTAAATACCTGTTGTCTGAATTCTTCCTTTGTTAAACCCTTTCTTTTAAAGGATTCATTATTAGGATCAGAACCCAAAACAGAGCTTAATTTAATAGGCGTAATTTTTTCTATTGTTATTTTTATATCTTTAAGAGAAGTTTTATTTTTAGAAGTTTTTCGAAAAGACATACTTTCTTTATCATCTTTTTCTTCTTTATCTTCTTTATCTTCTTTTTCTAATTTAATAGGTACGGCGAAAACAAATTTACAATTGCTGCAAGATTTTGGTTTTTCGTAGAGGAATTTAATTCCGCTTCCGCACGATGGGCAATAAATATTTGGCATTTTTTTTCCTATTGTGTTAAGTTTATACAGATTATTAAAATAATTGTGCCTATTTTAAATTTACGTCATACATGAACGTCCCAAATTTTATAATAGTTCCAGAAAAAACTGGATCAAAAGATGAGAATGTCCCATTTATGTTAAAGTCTGAAGCTCCGGAAGCAGACCCTGATGCCCTAAATGTATAAAATACATTAGTGTTATTATTAAAATTATTAACGTAACAATTTGAGAATAAAGAATTTCCACCAAGATTGCTTATTAAAGAGGAGTTAGGATATAAAGTAGAGGCTTTAGTATCAAAGATACATGAGTCAAAATAGTTAGATCCAGACACTACTATTCCTCCATTGAATATAGTGTTTCTTATTCTTGATTTTCCTAGAGCTGTAAAGTGAGGATAGGAATTCGTAAAAGAACAATTAGTTAAATTATATTTTCCCGAGAATTTATAAAGAGGATTGGTGGGAGAAGAATCAGTTGCATCAAATAAACAATCTTCAAATTCAATATCTTTAGTAGAATTTGATTGAATAGATATTCCAGA